CTCTGGTAAATCCTTAACACCATTACGTTGAATGTGTATTGTCATTTCTCGCAAAATTTTTTCTTGCCACTTCCTTGGTCCTTTAAAATCTTCGAGGGGGGTGTCCTTCATTCCCCATGGGAAAACAAATTTGACGAAGTTTAATGGATTATCTTTAACCACAGGTGACCATAGTTCGGTCATTAATAGCTTTTCTTCTTCTGGTTTATATTTCATTCAAATTACCTACAAAAAATTATTCCACAATGTATATATATACGTACCACCCACGTACGCACAAAGGGGGGGTAAAATCTATTTCCTATCATATTTATATAACAGCACACGCACGCATAAAAGCGGGGGTTTCTATTCTATTGTGCATATATGCACGCTTGCTCGCGTGCTTGCTTGCGTTAGTCTTTTGCATCTTTTAAGTTAAGGGTTTCTTGTTCTATGACTTCGCCTTGTATTATGCGTGCGTTTGCATTGCTTAAAGCATCTTTAATATTGAGCGTGTGTTTTACTTCTTGGCGATCGCTCCATTCATCTGGAGATCTATTCTTTAAATAAAATTGTATTGCTTGAAAGTTGCCGTCGTGTATTTGTTCCATTAATTTGAATGTTGCTACTTTCATTCCTTTTGCTTTTCCTCTCTCTAATGCGTCCGAGATTTCCTTTTTTCTTTTTCTGTTCTTGTTGAATGTATCCCACCCAATACCAAGTGTTCTACATATATCCATTATTCCCAAGCCTTGCGATGCCAACATCTCTACTTGTTCAGCATCAATAATAATCTTTTTACGTCCTGGCTTTCCACTCGGCATTTTGCTCATAATCCGTTTAATTATAGTATGTTTATGCTTTTTTTATCCCCTTTTTATACTATTTATTAAATTAATTAAAATTATTTGCGTTAAAGTGTTGACATTTGCGTAGTATAAAGTATATTAATAATTACTAGATTTAATTATCTAGCATTTACGGAGAAAAAAACTGTGGAAAAATTACAAAAATATACACAATCAGAAATTGAAAGACTTGCTTTAAAAGGTCTTGAATATGAAGAGCAACAAAAGAAATATTCTTTATGGCATATAACAAGGGATTTAATCCAAGAGTTAGAAAATAACAAAGAATATATATTAGAAGATGAATACCCAGAAGATTTAGTTTCAGAGTATGTAGATTCTAATATTTCTGTTTATACCTATGACCAATTTATGATTTATGCAAATAATTATACAGACCTTGATATAGAGGGAACTGATATAGAAGATATGCAAGGTGCTATTGTTTATGCAATTTATGAATATTTAAGTTCAGAAGCACACTCTTGGTTATTTGAACAAAAAGAAAAGGTGGCGTAATGATAATTAAAGAATACCAGAAAGAATATAAAGACTATTTTATGTTTATAACTGTTCATCACAGTTTAATAGAGGTTAGTGTGCATAGTTATGTAGATGATGACTTCGAATATAGAAATAGATACATAGATTATTCAGTAGAGGAAATTTATGAATCTATATGTTATCGAATAGATAACAATGATCTGTTAGAGGTGGCCTAATGAAATACCAGATAATAATTAACAACGGAACTCTTAAAGGTTTTACAGCCTTTAAGGGTTCATGCCTTGCAACCATGCAAGATAAATATAAACGCCTACAGAATCAAGGGCATAAATTAAAACTTATAAGGGGTGAATGATGAGTAATCAAGAAATAAAAAACGGCTGTTGTAATCAATGCGGATATAAAGCGGATTACATAACAGATTACAATAACTTTGAAAATAAAGGTTATAAAAGTATAGATGATGTACCTATAGACGATATGTTATGCGGTACTTGTTATGAGGAGTTAAGCCAATGAGCGTTAAACAACTAATAAAAGAATGGACAGGTTCACATAATGAAGCCGTTGAAATTATAGTATCAGTTCTAAATAATGGAACTGATGCCGATGATATAAAGGAAAGTTTAGAAAATCATTTTATAGATAATGGTTTAATGACTGAGCAAGAATTTAAAAAGGCGGTTACACAATGCCAGAAATAAATCAAAACATATTAAAGAAACTTAAAAGAAAATATCCAGGCTTGCCAATCGTAGGAAGTCCTAAAGATTGGGAACGCATCGAAAAGATGTTGAGCAAGAAAGACTTTGAATTATATAAACTAATAACCAAAAGGGGGAAATGATGACTAATCAAGAAATAAAATCAATGTCTATAGAAATAGACAACCTAAGAAACCAATTATATAAATATCATAATATTTTAGATAAAACTATTAATTGGCTAGATGGCGAAGTTACCGAGAGTCAAGAAGTAATTGACGAATACATGAAAGACGAAAGGCCGAAATGTACTGATGGTACTGATGACATGATTGAGGGTAGATATGAATGTGCTAACTCTCTACTTGAGCAAATTCAAAAATGGGAAAACGAGGAGAGCTAATTTATGGACATTCAACTATTACCAATATTAATTTTTATAGCGTTCTGTTTATATGCGACAGCTCTAATAATCAACGACAACGATAAAAGAAAATGATTTTTTCAATAAATATAAACGGAAACATTGTTGATTGGTGCTATAACTTAGACTGCCGAGAGAAACAATATTATAAAACGTGGATTCCTAAATTAAGCGATATCCAGATAATAACTAAAGATCTAAACGGCCTTACAGTTAGCGAGGTTAAAAAGATAATCTTAGAAGATATACAACCAGATATAACCATGGTTAAAGAACATAATAATAAACTAGCGAGAGCGAGGAGAATGGAGAAATGAGTATTGAATACTTTGGAGTAAAAATAAAAGCAACCACATACGGAGACTTTCCAAAAGGAGTTAAAGAAATAACCCATGCGGAAATAAATCTTAGCGTCCCTTGTGATGAATTAAAAGCAAAGAAATTTGAAAAAGCAAAAGACAATCTATTACAAGCGGTTATAGATATGTATGCTTTAGAAGATCAGCAACAAGTAGATGTAACAATTGAATACGAATATTTTGGAGTGAATCACTATGAGTAATGAAAATAAAATGACGTTTGATAAAGCCTTTGGTATATATTCAGCCTATTATAGAGACCAAGGATTTGGCTATAAATTAGAGGATATATCAACAACACACTCTAAAGCGACGCCAGAAGGCGGATATCGTCTTAAAAATGATTATGAAGGGTTTGTAGCCTATGTAACAAAAGAAGGCAAGGTACAGGCTTAGAATGAACAGAAACGATATTCCCAAACACCTTAGACATTTAGAAGATTGGAAACTCAAAGCATTATTCTATTTATTTAGGGCAAGAACATGAGTAACCAACAACTAGAAAACATACACCATCAAGTCATAGAGGACTCTAACAAAGGAATCTATGACGATGAAATAGAACGCATAGCTTATATTTATGGTTTAGATCAAGACAAAGATAAACCAGAGATATTAGAATTTATAACTGAAAGCATTTTTTATAACTACATAATGGGAGGACATCTTGACAGGTAAAGGAAGTGGCAGGAGGCCAACAACACACGATAAACCAAACGCATACCAAGATAATTGGGAACTAGCTTTTGGTAAAAAGAAAAATACCAAACAAATAACCAAGGTAACAGCTAACATTCCTTTTGAAATGGAAGGCTATCCAAGTTTTGAAGATAAGATTAATTATCTTTCTAAACTTCTAAAGGAAAACTATTTGGAGAAACTTATCAAAGAAGAAAAAATATATTTTGATACTATAACTAAACATCGAGAGTTAGCTAACGATACTTTTGATGAAATTTTTAAAAAAGGGGGAAAATAAAACCATGGAATTAATAACAAATACTTACATACAATATAAACCTTGTGGAAGTTATGCCATAGATAAAAAACACATAAAATTATCATATAGATTTGGTGTACCACAACATGAGCCTTCTATTGTTAAGTTAGAAGATGTAATAAAAAAGATCAGCAAAAATAAAATACCAACAACTGAAAAAGAATGGGAATCTTATTGTTTAGATTTGGTACAAAATTTTGGCTTTCTAAACACCAGAAAAGAATATAACTCATATATATCATACGAGAAAGAATCTATAAACGAATGGAAACAATTTGTTTTAGACTTAAAGTGTATTTTAAAAAATAATATTAACGATAGTAATAATGTCATAAGAATAAACAGATACTTAATGAAAGACACTCATCTTTATTTTGATGATTTTCATGTTAAAAATTTATCTTACAAATGCAATTCTCTAGCTTCTGCAATTATTTTATATATAATTACTAATAAGAAACATTCTAAAAACTGTCTTCAATGTAATAGTATTTTCTTTGCAAAAAGAAGTGATGCTTTATATTGTAGCGGTAATTGTAGCAAAACTTACCAAAGGAAAAACCAAAAGAATAAATGCTTGAACTGATTATTAAAATAATACTATCCCTATTTGGCGTGTTCGCACTCATGCTCGTACTCACCTCATTAGCAATAGTAATAATCGACCGCAAGCAATAAACAATATCAAGGGGGAAACATGATTGAATTACCAGATAAGAAATACAACATCATATATGCAGATCCGCCATGGCATTATGGTAGCAAGTCAGCAGTTAATAATACGATTGGTAGTGAAATAAAACCCCTAAGCGATCATTACAACACTATGACGTTACAAGAACTCAAAGAACTACCAATAAAAAATATAACCAAAGATGATGCTGTGTGTTTTATGTGGGTAACAGATTCGCACTTAGACGAAGCGTTAGAAATATTTAAAGCATGGGGTTTCAAATATAAAACCATAGCGTTTAATTGGGTTAAAACCACATCAAAAGGTAATTACTGTAAAAACGTAGCACCCTGGACCATGAAAAGTAGTGAAATTTGTTTACTAGGTGTAAAAGGTGCTATGTCTAAATATAAACAAGCTAATAACATAGAATCATTGGTAATTGCAGAACGCACCAAGCATAGCAAAAAACCACAAGAGGTAAGAAATCGAATTGAATTATTATTTGGCAACTTACCAAGAATAGAATTATTTGCAAGACAAACTTCACCAGGTTGGGATGTCTGGGGTAATGAAGTATAATCAGCACTAAGTTTCGACTAGCGAGAGGTATCTTCTCCGTAGATACAAACCCCCCTATAAGTCTCTCGCTAGTCCCCCCACGCAAGCAAGCACGCACAAGCCACTCTCAACCCCTCTATTAAATTAAAATTAAAAAGACTAGGTAATGCATTGCTTTACCCTTATAATGAATCTACAGAGCTTAGGCGTATCTATAGACCACGATCCCCCTTTCACTCCTCTCCAGGTATGTCTTAGCTCTCCTTAATAATCTCGTAAGCTAAACCAACCAAAAGATAATGTTTCTTTCCACTCGCTTGACTCTTCCTTAACCTTCCCTCTTTACCCTCTAATACCAACCATAATATTTCTTTTTCAATCAACTCCT